AAAGACGTACCAGCCCTCGCCGAGATGCTTCGTGCGCGACGGCGCGACGAAAGCCGTTACTTCCAGCAAGTCGTTGCGGATCTCGACCTTGTCCATCAGAACTTCACCGACGCGACCGTGACCGAGGACGAGGCGCTGTAAGTGATGGCGCACAACCCATCCGTTCCGCGATACAACGCAGGATCGAGTGGGCCGATCGCCGTCTCAGCCGAAGCCGCTACGGCGACCGCGTTATCGGCGACCGCGAAACCTTCGTTCGTTGCGGTCGTCGCGAGCGTGACCGTCACCGAAGCCCCGGAGCCGTTCTTGACGATGAGGTACAGGTCGTTTCCGACATGACACTTGTCGCCGCCCGATGTTGCGGCGGCGAAGGTAAGAGCGGTGCCCGTCGAGGCGACCGGCTGGATAGCGAGAGTTGCCATGAGGACTCCTTTGGGGCATGAAAAAACCGCCCACGACGTGAGCGGTGAAAGAAGGTCGAAGTTAGGCAGGCGTGCTGTAGCAGCGGTACTGGTCGACGGCCCACCATAGGTACGGCGTCACCGTCGTATCCCGACCTGCGGGTAACTCCATGTGCAGCCGAACAATCCCGAGTGCGCGATTAGCGACCGTGAGGCGCTGACCTACCAGACCCACTCGGACCTTGTTTTGCAGCCATTGGACCTGCTCGCGACCCACGCCGACGAACGTGACTTGCGTCGTCGGCCACGCATCGGAGTCCAGATCATCGGTTGCCATCGAGCCTGCGAACGTTGATCCGAGGGCATACACGACCGCATAAGGCGGCGTGAGGTCGGTCTGAACCGACCCGTCCTGGTCGCCCCCACCATCGCCCACGGTGACGCCAAGCGCTTCGATCGCGGCGATGATGGCATTCGTGTGGTCGAGCGGGGAATAGGTGCTCATATTGTCCGGCCAGCGATGTCTGCCATAGCCTTCTCGAACTTCGGCTCTTCGGCGTCGAGGGCTCTGCCGCCATCATTGCGAGGGGCTGAATGCGCTCCGCCGAACTCCAAGATGCGCCCGAGAAAGCCTTGGTTCACTGCGGAATCCTCGGGGCCGATGGTGGCCTCGACGTCGTTCGTCCGCTCGACGACGTCGTAACCGATCGAGCGCGGGTAGCGGGGCGCGTGGTCGATGCCCTTCGCCGACTCACGCCAGGATGTCTTGATGTTCTGGGCTCCGCGCTTGACGATCGCCTTCGCGTCCTCGGCGGCCACGTCCCCAGCGACGGCAAGGACTCCCGCGAGGTCGAAGACCTCGTGCGCATCGACGATGTCAGCCATTGCTGAGTTCCGTCCATTCGCACCCAAGATGCCGTGCGGTCATCTGCGAGCCGAACTGCGGCTGCCGCACCCGGAACTTCTGGCCGACCGCACCGGGGTCCAGGGACGACGTGACGGTCACGATGTCGTCCACCGCGGGCGTGTAGTTCGCGGACACCGGCAGGTCGACGTAGATACGCATCGACGAGACAGGCTCCTGGCCCGCGTTCTCGACCTTGTCGAAACGCGTTTTATGGCCCGACACCCGGCACTTACCGGTGTAGACGGTGAGCGGGTCCGGCGTCGCGTAGGTGCCCGTGGTGTCGTCGAACGTCTTCGGCGCGGTTGGATCGACGCGGGTGATCGTACAGATGTCGGTCTGCATCGACTCCGCTTGAGCTTGCAGGTAAGGCAAAGCGCCGGCGATAACAGGACCGATGCTCACTGCGGCCCGCCGAAGGTGGCCTTGAGCCACTGCGCCGACTTGTCAGGAAGCGCAACCGTCATCGCGTCGGAGTAGGTCACTTTCCCGTCGTCGATCGCCACCGATGTGACCGTGCTCAACCCGAGATTGCCTTGGGTCGCGGCCTGAATCTGCGCGTTCGCGAGGACCTTCGTCCAGCGCACAATCTCAGGCGGGATCGTTGCGTAGCCGTAGGCGAGAACTACCGTGTATGTCTCGCAGGGGCGTTGCAGGTAAAGCTTCTGCTCGTCGAGCCGCCAGTGATCGGAGTCGACCACGTTGCCGTCCTCGTCGACCACCGATGTGATCGACGTGACCGGCACGAGCCAGATCTCGGCCATGCCGTTGCGGTCCGTCGTCAGCGAAAGCGTGACCGTGCCCGAACTGATCGGCTGCCCGATGACGGTGCGGAGGTATCCCGATGCGTCATCGAGCGCAGTCGTCCACATGCCGAGCACGAGCGAATCTGACGGTGTTGCGACGCCGAGGGTTGCGGCGAGTTGATCCGCCGTGGCGAATGCGGTCACGACGGATCAACTCCCCTCAGGTGTTGGGTCAGGAGACCTTGACGCTCGCGACGACAAGAGCCTCAGGACGGACGACTTTCGCGCCATACAGGTGCAGGCCCTTCAGCGCGTCCGCGAACCGCTTCTCCGGGCGGAAGGCCTCGACCTTGGAGATCTGCTCCGCGTACGACGTCGCGATCGCCGAGCCCGCGACAGCGGTCTGGCCGCCACCCGCGAGGGTGATCGTCACGGTGCCCGCGGCCGAGGAGTTCGTGTCCGCCGTTGCGACCGAACCGTCCGCGTTGACAGATGCGATCTTCGCCGAACCACCGACACCGGTGCCGGTCACCGACAGGCCGACGTCGGCCTGGCTGAACGCGCCAGCCGTCGCGGTCAACGTCTTCGCGCCCGAGACCGTGGTCACAGACGCGACGGTGCGGTTGACCTGTGGCGCGTTGTTCGACAGCGAGATCGTGAAGCCCGCCGCGGAGCCGACGACGCCGTTGTGCAACGCGGCGGTGCCGGACTCGTTGAGCTTGATGAACCGCGAGTCGAGCAGAAGCTGGCCGTGCGTGGCCGGGTCGACGACCATCCAGCGGCCCTCCGTGGGGACGTTGTTCTGGTCGAGCTTCACCTTCGCCGGCACGAGCAGCTTGTCGTAGACGTTCGTGGCCGTGGTCGCGTCGATGACGCCCAGCGTCGAACCGGCGCCGAGGGTCATCTTGCTCGCGACGAACTGGTCCGCCTTGTCCCGAAGACCGAACGCGGCACGCCGCGCCGCCTCGGCCATCAAGGCCCCACCGGCGCGCGCCTGGCGCATGTCGATGTCGTCGATCTCGAAGGCGAACGCCTTCGCCTGGTCGATCAGCAGCGTCAGTTCGGCGTCGGTCAAGGTCTCGACGGTGAGGTCGCTGTCCTTGCTGTAGTCGACGATGCTCACGTCGCCGACCGTCGTGATGTGCACGGTGTCGCCGAACGCCGAGATCTCGCCCTCGTAGTTGCGGTTCACGCACGGCGTGCCCGCGTAGACGAGGTTCTTGTCGAGGATGCCGAGGATCTGGGCGGCCCAGACCTCGGGGATGAAATGGGTGATCGCCATGACGGCTACTCCTTGTGTGGGCGCACGCCAAGGAGCCCGTCACCGGATCGGCGCGGGCTTTCGGGGTGCTGAGGGTCAGGTCTTGATGCCGAGAAGGGTGTTCAGACGGCCCTCTTCGCGAGCCTTGTCGATCTCGGCGTGCTTGCCTTCTTTGGCGAGCCGCTCGACGTCGTCGCGCGTGAGTTGCGGCTTGCCCGCCTTGCCTCGCGCGCCGCCGTCAGCGGTGCCCTTGAACCGTCGCTCGTCGCCTTGCGCGACCGCGAGATATGGCTTCTTCTCCAGGAGGTCTTTGATCGCGTCGGCGATCTCGTCCTCGTCGACGTTGCCGTCGTCGTCGACCTCGAACTGTGAGAGGTCGAGGTATGCGAGAGCGTCCTTGGGGTCTTGGAGTTTCCCGGCCGCTGCGGCCTTGATCTCCGACTTCAGGATGCGTTCATTGCTTTTGGCCGTTGCGGCCCGCTCTGCTTCGAGCCGGATCGCGTCAGCGTCGGGCTCGTCGTCTTTGGGTTTCGGCTTGGCGAGTTCGGCGAGTTTCGCGTCGGCGGCCTTGCGGGCGTCGCGTTCCTTCTGCCACTTCGCCTTCATGGCGTCGAGGGCCTTCTTGCCCGCGTCGCCGAGGGCTTCCTTGCCTTCGTCGTCGTCCGGCTTCTCCTCGGACTCGTCGGGCTTCTCCTCGGCCAGCAACCGCTCGGCTTCGGCTTTTTCGTCGTCGGTCAACTCGTCGACCATTGCTCTCCCCTTGCGGAAGGTGAAACCCGGACGCATTGCGCGTGCGGGGTCTAGCGGATGACGGCAGCGCGGGCCGTGAGCCATTCGCGTTGCTGAATAAGGGTCATGCGAGCAAAGAACGCGGGTGGCGACGAGACGCCCGCACGAGCGAAAAGGTCGGCCATCTCGGCGCGGTAGACCCGAAGTTCAGCTGCGGTCATCGTGTACGGGTTCGACAAGTCCCGCACGCCGGTCCTACGTGCCTCCAGGGCAGCTTCGCGGGCTGCCTTGGCCTTGCCGCCCTTGCCGAACTGGCCGAAGCCTTCACGGTGCGGCTCGGGCAACTGGTCAGTGATGTAGCCGTACCTGCGCAGTAACCGGATCGCGTCGTCCCGATTTTCAGCGACCTTGTAAATCGACTCAGGCCGCAACCGGATGCCACCCGATGAGTTTCCGAGGCGCTTACCCGCGATGCCGTGCCGGGTGATGCCTC